GCCGAAGTCTTGGAAAACATGGACGACGATGAATTCGAGGAACGAGCGGCGGAGACGGGTCTAGTCCTTCTCCGCAAGCCAGGAACCAAGGCGTTCGAAAAAATCCAGCCCAACCAGATTACGACCGGCCTTGATCGCATGGTCGACTTTGCCTACAAGAACTCGCACATCGTATCGGGCATCGACGAGAACATGCTCGGCCTGCAGCACAAGGACATGTCGGGTATCGCAATCCAGAGCCTGCAGTTCGCGGCGCAGCAGAAGCTGGCGATCGCGCTGGAGAACTTGAGTCGGTCGCGAAAGATGCTGGCCAGCCGAACCGTGGAGCTGATCCAGCAGTTCATGGGCGCAGAACGCGTCCTGCGTATCGCCGAAGACGATGCCTACGGCCGCAAGCGGTACATCCCAACCGTGCTGAACCAGCGCATGGACGACGGGACAATCCTCAACGACATGACGCTGGGAACCTACGACCTGGTACTCAGCGAGCAGCCGGCGCAGGTGACGTTCGATAACAGTCAGTTCGAGCAGATGATGGACATGAAGGAGAAGGGCATCCCCATCTCTGACGCCCGCATCGTCCGAGCATCGAACGTCATGGACAAGTCGGCGATCGCCGAGGAGCTGGAACAGAAGGCGGGCACGCCGGATCCGGTGACCGAGGCGGAGGTTGCGCTGAAGCAGGCGCAGGCACGAAAGGCGGATTCCGAAGCCACGGCCAAGTCGATCGAGGCGCAGTTCAGCGCGATCAAGACAGCGACCGAGATCGTCCTGATGCCGCAAACCGCGGACCTCGCCGACGCGCTACTGCTGTCCGGTGGCTACAAGGACGCCAACGCCGCGCCGATCATCCCGGAGGCTCCGCAAGGCGCACACGTGCAGCCGGTTGACGATCCCGAGAACACCCACCCGCTGATGCCGCCCAACCCAGAACGTGGGCTGGATACCGGCTTGGCATCCACAACGGAGCAGCCGCAATGAAGAAAGGAAACAGCAAGCCCGCGGTGGCGGGTTACGACGATAAAGACTGGCAGGCGGAAAGCGACATGCGGACGCTGATGCAAGCCGAAGAAATCCGGCGCGATGCCAAGCGGTTGGCCGCGGCGAAGGCCTGCGCCAAGAAGAAGCTGGAAGAAGTGGCGACCGTCGCCGCGACCCCGGCCCCCTAAAACCCGAAGGACTCAACATGACGCTCGAAAACAACGACGGCACGGCCGCCGACGAAAAGCTGCGCTCCGAAATCGAAGAAGAGCTTGGCCCCAGCACCAAGGAAGCGCTTCCGGATCTGGAAGGGGACGATGAAGTCGATGACACCGCAGGTGGTGAAGCTGCCGCTAACGTTGGCAATGGCGATGGTGCGGGCGACGGGGATGCTCCGGACGATCCCGAATTGCTGGATGCCGTGGCCAACGGCGGCGCCGGCATGATGATTCCGAAGGCGCGCTTCGACGAAGCCACCGGAGCGCTGAAGGACGACATCCGCAACCTGACGGCCAAGTACGAGACGCTGGAGGCGCAGCGCGCCGCGGCACTGGCCCCGCTGGGCGATCCGAAGGATTGGTCGGGTGAGCGCAAGAAACTGCGCGATCAGCTCGGCGCTGGCGAGATCGACGACGACGAGTACCAGGACCGCCGCGATGCACTTGTGCGGGAGGAAGCGGAATACAGCGCCCTGTCGAAGCTGGCCATGGCACAGCAGGAAGCGCAGAAGACCGCGGCCGAACAGGCGTGGGTAGGCAAGTTCAATGCCTGGTCCGGCAAGAACGCCGATTTCATGGGCAACGGCATCCGAAGCCAGATGGCAATTGATTTGATCAATCTGCTGTCGCAACAGCCAGACCTGAGCGACGACGAGGTCTTCGCGCGCGCCGAGAAAGAGCTGTTCGAGGCATTCAACTGGACCGGAAAGGAAGGGGCCCCGGCAGCACCCGCGCCTGCAGCGGCGCCGACCAATCCGCATGCTCGGCGCGATGCGATCGATGCGAAAGCTCAAGCCGCGGCCTCCGCCGCGCCGCGCATGGCGGAAGGCGGTGTGGGCGAGCGCGGACGCAATGCCGAGCTCGACTACAAGGACGTGAGTTACGAGCAATGGAAGAAGCTCTCGCCCGAGAAACAGAAGGAACTTCTGGGCGAGTGACGCCCGGACCGAAGCCGCCGCGAGGCGGCTTTTTTGTTGGCGCTCCGCACGGGGCTCGCTCGCCGAGTACGGCGGCTCCGCAGCGCGCACCTGCGACACCAAGGCGCCCTTGAGGGAGGAAACCCCCGGCTTCGTTCCACGCACGGAACGGCTCCGCGTGACCGGCGAGACAGGTCGACCAGCACATCGAACCCATCTCAAATCCCTCAAGGAGCACAGCAATGGCTGCCACCGATTACGGGCAAATGCCCCAGGAAAAGCTCAACGCCTACTCGAAGAAGATGTACCAGGAATACGAGGACAGCTTCTTCTTCACCGGCGCGCAGGGCGTTGGCAACAACGTCATCGAAAAGGTCACCGAGTTGACCTCCAACGGCAAGGGCGAAACGGGCGCGTACTTCCCGCTCGTGCCGCGCCTCGTCGGCGGCGGTATCGTCGGCGACAACCAGATGGACGGCCGCGAGCGCAGCTCGTCTTCGGCCTGGCAGAAGGTCAATTTCGATCAGTTCCGCAACGCGCTGATCAACAAGGGCCGACTGTCGGACCAGAAGTCGCTGATCCAGCTGCGCAAGACCTACCGCCCGCTGTTGACCAGCTGGCTGTCCGACTCGAACGAGGATCAGGCGATCCTGACCGTGTCGGGCATCAGCTACGCCTACAACACGGACGGTTCGCCGCGCGTCACTCCGGAAGGCCAGGACAACTGGACCGACCTGGCGTACGCCGCGGACGTGAAGCCGCCGAGCGCAAACCGCCACCGTCGCTGGACCGCCTCGGGCCTCGCTGCGGGTGATACCTCGGCCGTGACCGCCGCCGACACCATCACCTACGACGCCCTGCCGGAGATCAAGGCGTATGCCTTGAACAAGCGCATCACCCCGGTGCGCATTGGCGGCAAGGACGTCCACATCCTGATGGTCTACACGAACGTCATGGCGAAGCTGTGGAAGGACGCCAACTTCCGCCAGTCGATCATCGGTGCGAGCGAGCGCGGCTCCAACAACCCGTTCCTGCGCTTCGGCGTCAACACGATCCACGATCTCGTGGTGGTCCCCTATGCCCGCACCTACAACACCACCGGTGCGGCCAGCGGCAGCAAGTGGGGCAGCGGCGGCACCGTCGACGGCTCGCGCTGCATGTTGCTGGGCGCCCAGGCGTTGGCGCGCGCCGATCTCGAAACCCCGCAGTGGGAGGAAGAGAGCAAGGACTACCGGAACCGCCAGGGCTTCGGCATCGCCCACATGGGCGGCTGGTTGAAGCCGCAGTTCCCGAGCTCCTACGACAAGGGCAGCCTCGAGGACTTCGGCGCGATCGCCTTCGACGTCGCGCTCTGACCGCAGCAGTCGGCGCCGGCTTCGGCCGGCGTCGATCCACCCGCATTCCAGCATGAGGAAATAGCTATGGCTACCACCAACCAGTTCAACCGGGGATACGTCAAGACGATCTCCTTCAAGCTCAAGAAGGGCAACAACGGCGCTGCCAACGCCATCACCGCCAAGTTGCCGCAGGGCGCCCTGCTTGTCGACTCGGATGCCGTCTCGGTTACCCCCTTCGACGGTACGGGCACGGTGACCGCAACGCTGACCGATGGCACCACTGCTTTCGTGTCCGCCGTGAACGTGAAGGACGCCGCTGGCGTTGAAACCGTCGCGGTCGCGTCGAAGGCATTCCCGTCCGGCGGCGTGCTGCAGGCGTACATCAGCGATGCCAACGGCGACTCGACCATCGGCGAGGTCTGGCTGACCGCGTCGTACATCGAAACCAACGGCTCCAACGAGGTGTACGGCTGATCTCAGCCGCGCGCTGAGCGCAAGCCGCAACCGAGAAGGCCGGGGCGACCCGGCCTTCTTCTTTCCGCAAGGAGGTCCCATGCAATACCGTCATCCCCAAGGCGTGCGTCTTGCACTCACGTCCGGCCACGTCACCCATGTTGGGACGGAATGGCAGCCGCTCGATGAGCGCTTCCACACCGAAGCCCTGCTCAACGGGTGCCAGATCGACGAGGGCATCGTCGACACCGGCAAGAAGGTCGCCAACAAGGCGTCGCCGGAAGGCTTCACCAATACCGACGACACCAGCGTGATTCGTTCGGCCCTGCAGCGCATGATCGTCCGCAATAAGCAGGGCGACTTCACCGCGAGCGATCTGCCGAACCTGAAGGTGCTGGCGCACGAAGCCGGCATCCCGATCGACAAGGACCTGGCCTACGGCATCTTCCGCGACCTTGTGGCCGAGGCAACCGGCGGCAACGGGTCAGGCGAGTAAGCCAGGATGGAAGTCTCCGCCCTGCTGGACGAATTCCGCCGCAGGGCGGATGACCGCGTCACGCCTTACTTCACCGAAGACGAGGACGCAATCCGCTTCGCCGCCGAGGCCGAGCGCGAAGCCGCGATGCGTGCGAGGCTGATCTACGACGCCAGCACGCCCGAAGTGGCGGTGTACGCGATCACAGAGCCTGGCAACCCGGTTGTGACGCTGTCGCCGCTGGTCTATCACATCGACGCGGCCAGCTGGCAGCCATCCAGCGCTGGCCGCGCCCAAACCGTTTGCCTGACGGGCATCGACTGGATTCGAAGCCAGCACGCATGGCGCACCCGCACCGGTTCCTACGTGACCGCGCTGGCACACCTCGAGCGCAATCAGGTGCACATGTACCCGGCACCGAGCCAAGCCGGAACGCTGTCGCTTGCGGTCTATCGCCTGCCGCTGTACGAGTTGGAAGATATTGGCGACGAGCCTGAGATCGCTGAAGAGCATCACCTGGGGCTTGTCGACTGGATGCTGTATCGACACTTCAGCATGGCCGATGGGGAGATCGAGGATACGCAGCGCGCCCAGAACGCGCTGAACGCGTTCACGGAGCGATTCGGAGAGCGGAACGGCGCACGAGTGATGCGCAAACACCGCGAGCGCCGGCGCGTCACCACGCGGTACGGCGGCTGCTGATGGTCCAGTCTGCGAGTTCCAAGCCCTACGGGAGTTCGGATTTCTCCCGTGGGGTCAACAACACGGTCGACGAAACCGCGCTCCCTCGAGACATCAATGGCCAGCAGATCGCTGTCCGCGAAGCCGTTAACGTGGACGTCTCCGATGCTGGCAAGCTCTCGCGCCGGGACGGCTACACCCGCGTGGCCAGCGGCACGATGCACAGCGCGTGGAGCGACGACTACCTGCCGTTCGGGCTGTTCGTCGACGGCGACATCCTGAAGGCGATGCACGACGACGCCGCGATCGAGGTGGTGATGACCGGCCTCGCGCCGGCGCCGATGTCCTACGAGCGCGTCAATGACCTGGTGCTGTTCACCAACGGCGTGCAGTGCGGCCAGGTCCGCATGGACCTGACGGTGCAGCCGTGGGGCGTGGCCGCGCCGGGGCATCAGCCGACGATCGAGGCGATCGACGGCGGCCTCGATCCGGGCAGCTACCAGATCGCCGTGACGCTGCTCGACCCGGCCGGCCGCGAGTCCGGCGCGCTGCGCGCGGCGCCGATCAGTCTTCCGAGCGGCGGTGGCATCCGTCTAACCGACATCCCGGCACCGCCCGCCGGCGGTCGCGTGCGCGTGTACTGCACCAGCGGCAACGACGGCGTGCTGCGCGCGGCGGCGACGTTCGACGCCAGCATCACCAGCTACGACCTGACCCAGCCGGCGCAGGGCCGTGTCTGCGACACCCAGCGCCTGCGTGTGCTTCCGGCTGGGCAATGTATCGCCTTCGGGCACGGCCGCACGTTCGTCGCGCGCGGGAATGAGTTGTTGTTTTCCGATGTGCTGCGCAACAACTTGTATCACCCCGGCCGCAACCAGATCGCATTCAACGGCCGGATCACCATGATCGCCTTCGTCGGCGACGGCACGCCCGATGCTGGGTTGTACGTCTCCGACAGCAAGCGCACCTATTTCCTCGCGACTGCAAACCCAGATTTCAAGCAGTGGGGCCAGCAGATCGCCTACCACTGCGGCGCGCATCCCGGCCAGCTCGCATGGACGCCCGGCGAGCTGTGGGGCGTCGACGCGCTGCGTTGCCCTGTATGGCTGGCGCGCAATGGCCGCCTCGTCGTCGGGCTACCCGGCGGCCGCCCGCTGCTCCCACAACCGAGCGACACCGGCGGCCCCGACGCCGCGTGGGACGTCGGCGACAGCGCCGCACTCGCATATATCGAACGCCCCGGTGACCGCCGGGTCATCGCCTCCGTTTCTGGCGCGGCTCCGAGCGCGCTGGCCGTGCAAGACAGGTTGACGGTCCTGGAACACCGCCACGACAACTGACCCTCCAAGGAGCACTGCAATGTCCATCTTCAAATCGCACCCCGGCGAGGTTGCCAAGGCGATCAGCACCCATCGTTACGACCGAACCGAAGACGGCCGCGTCTATATGCCGCATGCCAAGGTATTTCTCGGCGGCGCGCTGATCCTGATCGACAACCGTGACAATCACTTCCAGAGCATCGAAGCGAATACGCTTTGCTTGGAAGGCTTGGTCGCGTGGGGAAACACGTTCTTCGTCCCCGATGGCGGATACCCGGCGCCTTCAGCGCTATATTTCATGCCGTTCAAGAACGACTTCACACCGGACGGCACCGAGACCGCAGCCAGCTTGCCCGCCGCCGCCGGTGAATTCACTGCGTACACCAGCAACACGCGGCTGAAGCTCCCGATTGCCACCGCCGCGACCACTCCGGTTTTCGGGACCACGTCCAACGCCACGTTGGTGTTCAGCGCGGGTGGCCCGTACGACATCTACGGCAGCGCCATCGTAACGGCGCAAGCAAAGGGTGCGACCACCGGGAAAGCGGCTGCGTGTATTCGCCTCGCCAGCCCGCGTTTGGGCTTCAACGGCGGCGACAGCATCGCCTTGGGCTACCAATGCACGGCGGCTGACGCAGGCTGATGCCGGCCGCACGCGACAACGACTGGACGCACTGCCACGTTGTGGGCGACCGCACCGTGGCGGCACAGTACCTGCCGTTCGCGCGCAAGCTGCTGGGGTTCGTGAAGCATGACGCCAGCTTCAACAAGCTCGGCGTCCACAAGATCGTGCGGCGGCTCGACGACGGCACCGTCGTCACCGCCGAGATCCACGGCAACATCCCTCGCATCACGATCCAGACAGCGCCGAGATCGCAACCTCAACCGCCGTTGCCGTGGTTCGACTACGCCTGTTCGACGTTCTCGTCGGACTTTTCGAAGGCCGAACCTCTCCTACTGAAGTTCGGCAAGGACGACATGCTCCGCGCGTACTTCTTCTCGAACAAGAGCTTCGGCTACTCCAAGCCCGCCGGCACGTATGGCGGCGCGTATCCGATGCGGCTGAAGGAAAGCGGCAACGATGCGCACTTCCTCTGCGGCGAGATTTGGCACGAGAACGAAGACGGCGAGTGCGTGAGCTGGCACGGTATTCAGCAGCACCGCTACTGGTACTCCCCCAATCGCGTCCCGGTCAGTCAAGGGCGTGGTTTCGTGTTTCACCACGGCGACATCCTGCTCGACATGTACCACTACGGTTTGAAGTTCGAGAACCGCACGGACATGGATGGCTTTTTCGTGCGCGCCGCGGCGCTGCGCAAGGGCTGGTTGTACTGCGTGCTGTCGCAGATGGACCGCAACATCGTCTACACCGTTCCTTCCACTCCATCCACCTACGGCGACATCTACATGCCGCCGTCGTACGAGACGATCGATGCGCGCGTGTACCTCGTGCGGTTTCCACTCAAGATCACGCGCGCTGTCGGCACCGGACGCCCGAAATACGCCGTGGCCGGAACGCTGCAGATCCTGTGGAACGGAC